TTATTAGAAGTGATATATTAAAAAATTGATATAAAAAAGTAATATTTATTTATATTAATTATAAAAGAGAATGAGTAACGAATTAAGTGAACACGATTATATTATGGTAAAGGATGCTTTGAATGCTATAAAGATAGCAGAATGTGAAGACTTTGTCAAAAAATTTGACAATAATGATACAGGATTTATGTTTTCAGAGCATCCATCAACTGATAAAATTTACCAAAATATTAAATACGGGGGTCATTCAGGTTGTTCTATGGCGTGTACAATGAGAAATGCGCAATATTATTTAAATAATATGGATGAATGGGCTGTTATCGAATCTAATTTTGAAAATATTCCTCCTCCAGCTTCCAATACATGATATACAGTTTAATTAATAATAATTTAAAGTATAAAAGATATTATTAATATAATGGAAAATTCCCATATTACTGTTATGGACGCTTTTACAGATGGAAATGATATTGTAACATCGTCTGATGTTTTTGAAGAAAGAATGAACGATGAAGTTAATTATGATAGCTTAACCGATTTAAGTAAAATGAGATTTAAATTAAATTTATTAGAATCAATGGTTTATAATGATTCTTTTTATTTGAAAAAATCAGTTGATAATGACATTCCAAGAAATAATCCAACAGATGATGAAGAAATAATGATTGATAATATAAAAAAGAGAATAGATGAATTAGAATGTGGTGTAAATGTGTTTATTAAAAAGAAACAATGTCAAAATAGGTTAGATAATTTAGAACCCCTAATTATTTCTTTATTACAAAATGATTTATTTACAGAGAATTAAGTTAAAAACCACAACCATAGCAATCACTAGCAAATATACAGTCATTTGCTCCACCACCAGGGAATTGACATCCCCATCTATCATTACCTACATTAGTACAACCGTCTTTACATGTGCTTCCAAACCAATAGGCACCTGTTAACCAAGGAACATATCTGGGAGCATATCCAGGATAATAATCTGGAGAATATCTTACGAATGGTGGTGGTCTATAACTATATCCTAAATTACCACCATACCATCGTCTTCCTCCTCTTCCTCCTCCTCTTCCTCCTCTTCCTCCTCTTCTATGACCTCCACGTCCCCCGTGACCACCCATATGACCACCCCCTCCTCTACCTCGAATACCTTCTAGGATGCTAAATGTTTCTTTTACCGGATCACATACAATAAGTATTAATATAAATACAAATAATATAATTATACTGATATATTTCATATAATTATACATTAGATTTAATTGTTAATTATGACAAATATAAAGACGAATTTGTGAAAATTATAATTTAACTATTTCAACATTAGATATAGTTTGAAAATATTTAACTAGAGGATCGTTTTTATAATCATTAAAATAATTAATTTTTTTAATTCCAGCCGCACACAACATTTTCATACAATGAATACAAGGATAATGTGTAATAAAAGCTTCACAATTATCGCTGCTGACACCTCGTTTAGCACAATCAGTAATTGTATTTTGTTCAGCGTGAACAATAGCTTGTTCATGGTCATTAACCACTTTTGATTCATGTGGTGCTCCAGGTAGAAATCCATTATATCCTTGAGCAATAATTCTGTTATCTTTTACTAATATACAACCAACTTTTAATCTATTACATGGTGAACGTTTAGATGTTGTTAATGTAATTTCTTTAAAATATTCATTCCAAGAAGGTCTATTCATATAGAATAACGAGAGAAAATGAAAAATAAATGTAAACTTAAAATAATGGCCTTAAAAGCATTTATATGTAGTTTAATTAAAAATGTTCCAAAAAAAAATATACCGAAAGATATGGATTTAATTTTAGATGGAGGTGCATTTAACGGTGTTTATATGTTAGGAGGGTTATTTTACATTAAAGAATTGGAGGAACGAGAGAAAATAAATATTAAAAGAGTATCTGGATGTAGTATTGGAGCTGTATTAGGATTGTTGTTTATTTTGAATAAAATGGAGGCTTCTATTGATATTTCTACATATGCTTTCAAATGTTTACGAAAACATCAACACTTGAAACAATTAATAGAAACAATTAAGAATAAATTTAATGAAATAGTTCAAGATGATGATATAGATAAAATAAACAATAAATTTTATTTAACCTATTTTGACACAGTAAAAGGTAAACAAGTAATAAAAAAAACATATAAATCAAAGGAGGATTTATTAAATTGTTTAATAAAATCTCTCTATGTTCCCTATTTAATAGATAAAAAGTTAACAGATAGCGACGGTTGTATAGATGGAGCATTTCCTCATATTTTTAAACCAAAAAAAAATAGAAAGATACTATTTTTAAATCTTCAGAGTCTGGATAAAATAAAGAAAATGATATTTATAAAACATGAAAAGAATATTTATCCAAGATTATTGGAGGGATTAATGGATACGCATAATTTTTTTGAAACAAATAAGTCTAATAATATGTGTAGCTATGTAAATGACTGGGGACTATTAGATATTTTATTTTTTAGATTGAGAGAAATTATCTATGTAACATTGGTTTATATTTTCAGATTGGGATTAAAAATAGACACATTATTTCCTGAAAGTTGGAGGAAAGATCCATTTATTAGACAACATATTTCTGTATTTAAAAACATTTGGAGAGATATAATTTTATATCTAACTGTTTAAATGTTTCAATAAAAACTAATTTTCTAATAATTTATATCCATCAAATGGTTTAGATTGAAATGGTCTTGTTATTTTATGGGGTAATAATCCATTAAATAAATAACAGTAACATTTACCATCACCCATATGCCAGGAACCAAAATAACCGTCAGCACAACTACAATAGCCATTGTCTACTTGGGATTGTATGGGTGTTTTCATACAGAAATCCATTGGATATCCTTGTTCAATACAAGTAGTATACGATTCAAAACCTTCTTTAACTGGAACAGATGAAACGAATAGAGAGACAATAAATATAATTATAAGAAAAATAATTTTATTGTTCATATAATTTATTTAAATATTAAAAATATTGAGAATATTTTTTCTTGTTTTATTTGATTTTCCTTTTTTCCCTGTTTTACTTTTTTTCCCTGTTTTACTTTTTTTCCCTGTTTTACTTTTTTTCCCTGTTTTACTTTTTTTATTTTCTTTTTCTTCATGTTTTTCAAATGGAATATAACGCAAAAACCAGGATTCATACTCTTTGGAATCTCGTTTGTTTTTAAGTTCTTTATATTTTAAGGCTTTTGTATTTCTCATTTCTTCCAAAGTATCTTGTTTACCATAACAATTTATACTAAATCTTTTTAATAATCCTTTTTGTTGAAGTCTATTTTTTTGTTGAACATCAAACAGATATTGAGCCATACATAATATTCTATTGACATCATAATAACTTCTATCACTGTAATAGAACGCAAAATAAAAACTTAACATAGTATCGATAGTAGCTACACGAATAGTTTTGTTTCCTTTTTTGATAACATTGTAACTATGACAAGCTAACGGTTTATATATAAAGGCAACTGTTTCGTCAATATTATCAATCTTTACTTTAATTTCATAATGAGGCGCAATCAATTCACCAATACCATCATGTTTAATTAATTTAACACCTTTATAATCAAAATCCTCTAATCTTTCTTTTAAAATTACAGCGGCTTGTTCAGGTTCTTCGGCCAAAACATCAAAATCAGGGGTTTTTTGAAATAATTTTTTTTGTTTCGTTGACATATATGATGAATATAGAAAACTAGCATATCCGCCAAAGAAAATTAGTCCTTGATCGATAAAAGAATCGCGAACAACATAATATAATTTTTCTTCTTTTTTAGAATCTATTTCTTCAAATTGTCTTTGAAATTCTTTAGGATCACAATGTTTTCCTCTTAAAGGATAATTTTTATTTAATAGTAACAGCCGTTTTAATACTTTTTCCCAACGGCTTATATCTCCAGCAGGTCTAGATAATTCTAAATACATATTCATGCGAAGATAAGTTGGAGGACAATATAATATACCATACACACGAATCGCCGATTTTTGTATTCTTTTAAAAAGAGCCCTTTCTAAATAAGTTATATCTGCTACAGGAATAAAATTAACATAAACTTTATAAGTTCCATGATGAACTCCTGCTTTAGCTTCAACCTCTTGAAATCCTTCCTTATAATAGATATCTGCTAATTCTTTGGCATCGTCTAACGCGTCAGGTGAATAAAAGTCATAATCAGGTATTTCAATATCTTTATTATAAAATTGATCGGCTAATGGTAATATATTATTGATAGCAGTTCCACCATAACAAACAAGTTTTTTCTTTTTAAGAAAGTCTTCTAAAATGGCTATTATTTTTTTAACATCAGGGTCACTGACAACTTTTTTACCCTTTTTTTGTTCAGCAATATCAATAGCCTCTCTTAATATTGCTAACTCTTTTTCTTCTAATGTTAATTTTGGGTTGTTACAATACGACATATATATATATATATTTATTATAGAAAAATATATATACTCTTGATTATTTAGTATTACAAATATTAGACACTGAACGAATAATAATCTGTAGAATGAGTCCTGGTTGTAAATGAATTTTCAGGGGCTTGAGGAGTAGGAGCAGGAACAGTAACAGGAATATAACGAAGATGTTCGGGTTTTAGAGAAAAAGAATGACCTACTTTATCAAAGAACAAACTATAGAATTGCATATTGGCATCAAAATTTTGAAAACACATACCGACCCATTGACATCCATAACTGAAGTTCAACGCAGATGATGGATTACTATCATAGACACTTAAATCAGGCATAGATAGAGTCATATTTTTCTTATTGTATTCAATAAGTTCTTTGGAATCGGGTGTAAATTTAATATCATAATCTCTCGATGCTCTTAAGAAAATAGAATTAGAAGCAATATTAACATACTCTTTAAGAGGGGTTTCTTCGAAAAGTGGATTAGATCTATCTACAGAGATGATAATTTTTTGTGCAAATTCTTTCAAAGGAACTGCTCCTAAATTATGACCAGTATATTCATAACTATATTCCTTTCCTAATAATTTAGACTCGATTGTGGAATAAATAGTATCTGCCATTTGATCATATATTTTTTTATTATTACTAGATATTCTAAAATGTAATATTAATGGGTCGTTTGGACATGGACAAGAACCTCCGCTAAATGCATAAGAATTTATAATATTCAAGGCATCTTCAAAAGGCACTTGATTATACATTTCCTTAGTATGGAAATTTGTTACAGAAGATGTAGCAATTACAGGTTTATCATTAACTGAATAAATTTCAAAATCCAACACTCTAGCACCTTGAGCAATACAAGTTTTCAAAGCACATACATTAACCCAATCATTTTTAAATTGACCTCCACAACAGCAATTATATGCTGTTTTAATATAATAATCTCGAAGTAAGTATTTATAAGCAGCATCATCAGGATTAAAAGACGATAATTTTGGGAAACCTGTGTATATTTTTGATAGATTATCACAATTGGCATTATTTAATCTCATCTTATTGGTGGCATAACCAAAAAAGGCAAATATTAAAAGAGCTGCAATAATATAGGATATATATTTAATTGTAACAGCTTTATTTTGTTCTAAATTCAATTTGGAAAACATTTGTTTAGCTTTTTCTATCATACTTATATTAGGCTATGAAAAAATTCTTCCATATAAATTACAAGATTTTCACTAAATATAATTAATGATATTAAAGAAAGTTAAATATATATTGTAGTTAAGTATATATAGATATGGCTGGAGGACTATTAAACATAGTATCTTATGGAAATCAAAATGTTTTTTTGAATGGAAATCCTTCGAAAACATTTTTTAAAACAACATATAAAAAATATACTAATTTTGGTTTACAAAAATTTCGGACTGATTTTGATGGGTTAAGAAATTTGAGAATGTCTGAATCATCAAATTTCACTTTTAGAATTAAACGGTATGCTGAATTACTAATGGATACATATTTAGTAGTAACATTACCTACGATTTGGAGTCCAATATATCCTCCACAAAATTGTACTGATAATTGGGCACCTTATGAATTTAAATGGATTGATAATTTGGGAACATTAATGATTGAAGAAATAGAAATCTCAGTCGGAGGACAAGTATTAAATAGATATACTGGCGCATATCTACAAGCATTAATTGAAAGAGATTTTACACTTAGTAAAAGATTATTATATGACGAAATGACTGGTCATACTAAAGAATTAAATGATCCAGGAAATACTGGACAAAGAGTTAATACATATCCAAATGCTTATCACACAAATAATCCAGCAGGTCCTGAACCATCTATTCGTGGTAGAAAAATTTATGTTCCAATGAATACTTGGTTTACATTAGCAGCAAAGATGGCATTTCCTTTGATATCATTACAATATAATGAATTGGAAATAAATGTTCGTATTCGCCCAGTTAATGAATTGTTTTGTATTCGTGATATTACTGATCAGGTTAATGATTTTCCGTATATTAAAGCAAATTTTAATAACTCATTAGAACAATTTTATCGATTCTTACAACCGCCTCCGGATATATCATTAAATGGTTTAACTGGACCTGATGCTTCTTATAAAGATAGACGAACTAATTGGAATGCGGATATTCATTTATTATCAACATATGCGTTTTTATCTGAAGAAGAATCCAAACTGTTTGCTTCTAGAGAACAAAGATATCTATTTAAATCTATTTATCAATGGGATTATTACAATGTGACTGGAACACAGAAAGTCAAGTTGGATAATACTATGGGTATGGTCGCTTCTTGGACATGGACTTTTAGACGAAATGATGTTCATTTAAGAAATGAATGGAGTAATTATTCAAATTGGGCATATCGTAATGTGTTGCCATACGAAATACAACCAGCTGATGGTAGTGGTAATTGGGTTCCTCCTATTACATGTGATCCAACTACTGCTGCAGGTATTGGTCCAGGTTATGATCCTTCAGGTGGATTAAGTTCTGGTCTTTACATATCTGGTGTATATAATCCTGCTAACCAGAAAGATATTTTATTAAACTTAGGTATTTTATTAGACGGTAAGTATAGAGAAAATGTAATGGATGCGGGTGTATATCAATATGTAGAAAATTATAGATCATCATCTGGAGTATCAACAAATGGATTATATTCATATAGTTTTGCCTTGACAACTGATCCATTTGACTTTCAACCATCTGGAGCAATCAATATGAGTAGATTTAATGATATTCAATTAGAATTTACTACATATCAACCTCCATTAGATCCATCAGCACAATTTTATACCATATGTGATCCATCTGGAGGAGGGATAATTGGTGTTAATAAATCTAATTGGATGATTTATGATTATAACTACGACCTTACAGTTCATGAAGAAAGATATAATATAATAACATTTGTAGGTGGAAATTGTGGCCTAATGTATGCCCGTTAAATATAATTAATCAAATAATTTTAATTGTTTAATTATATGTTTATCTTAACATACTAGTTCCTATACCAGAAATACCTCGTTTTAAATCTCCATGTTTATATTTTGTTTCACTATTATTTTTAAAATTATTATTTATTTTTGGAGTTTTTGTATCATGTAGTTTACATTGTAGACCTTTATATGGACTCGCTGACCAAGCTAAATTAGCTGAATACACACCACAATCAGTAAACATTCCGGTAGCTGTTTTTCTACAAGGATAGTCCACAGTAAATTTATAGTCATTTGGATGACCAAATTCTGTAGTTGGTAGTATATAATTTCCATTTTCAGCGGTTGGATAATCTCCCATCATATCTTGGTAATTACCATTTTTTTGAATTATTGGGGATGGATTAGATGGTTTTAAATTATTAATTTGTTTTTCAGTATAACCATTACTTACAACTATGTTTTGTGTTTCTCTCCAAAACTTTAGATCTGATGTTCCAATAGGATTAGAACCAGGTGGTTGAATTATATTTTCAACATCCTGAGGTGTAAATCCTTCTTTGTTTCCCAAAAAGATACTCTTTTGAAAACCATATTGTTGATATATAAAATAAATAAATACTAGAAATACAAAAAAAATGAATGTTTTTTCGTCCATATAACTATCTATATATTTTATACTTAATAAAAAAATGAGTTTACTTGTTGGGAAACACTCATACATGTTGTACATTTTGATATTTGTTTAATTATTGAGGGTATTAATATAAACATAAGTGCTTCTAAGACCCCCTAAATAGTCAAGAATAGTATCATTTAAGTCACCTTTAAAACATTGTCAAAATCAAGTTCCTCACCATATTCGATTTTATTCATTATAAATATATTGATAAACCGTATTTAATATATTCATATTTTACTTTTCCTTTTTTTAGTTTTTGAACTTCGCTGTTTAGTTTTTTTGGTCTTCTTACTAATTAATTTATCAACATATTTAGACTTACAGTGTTCATACAAATTTTTATCCGTTATATATTTTTCAATACCTGGTGTAGTAAATTTTTGAATATTTTTAAGAGATGAATAATAAACATCTAACTCTTCGCGAACACGATTACCCGCAGCTGCCTTGTATGCTTCTGGAACTAAATGTTTAGGTAGAAATATAATTCTATCCATAATAATTTTTTTTAATCCAGTAAATTTAGCTTCATTTTTATTTGATACAATATAATTTTGAATATCCTTACTAGATATCTTATGAGATTTAAAATATTGTTTAATTTGTGGAGGATATTCTTCATTAGCACCTTTTAATAATTCACCAAGATTCATACTTTTATAAACATAATCTTCTGTTTGATTTACACCTATTAATTCTGCCGAAAATATATCAAAAACAATAGAATTAACAGAAAATAATAGTTTTAAGGTGTCTTGCCAATAACCCTTAAGTCGTTGTATAATATTTTCAATACTACCAGATAGATAAACATTTTTTTTTCCCTTTTCAGAAAAGTATTTTAAACTTTCTAATGTTGTTCTAGATATCTTATGTTTTTTTCCGTGCTTAATCTCAGAATCATTCACTATAAATTTAATATTAGAAGGAACATTATAATTTTTATTAATAAATTCTACTAAATTTCTTAACATATGTAATCTATCATCTTCTTCTACGCATCTTACCCAAGGCTTATTGTAGTATTTATTTGTAGGAACGAAATGATATTCTATATTATATTTATTATCAAATTTAGAGGATAAATAAGTTGCCATATTAAATGCTAATTTACCTACTGCTCTAGTCGGTGGTGAAAAAACACCACCATCCCAGATATATAATGTTTTTGATTTATTAGACATATTCCTATTATATACGAATAAATTATTATAATTATATTTATTAAATATATATATGAGTTCTACTGAAACAGAAAATACAAAAAATACAGAAAATACAGAAAATACAGAAAATACAAAAACTAAAGATTCAGAAGTAAATGAATGGGGAAAATTTGGTATGAAAGTATTGCAGACATTTATACATATTTTAATAGTTGGGTTATTAGGAGCAAATTTTGTTTATTTTACTAGAATAAATCTAGATTTATTTTTTCCAAGTGAGCCCTCGCAGAGGCCTTATGTAAATGAAACAAAATCTGGCTTTAAACTACCAGCAATTTTTTCATTTTTAACATCAGGTAAAGATTCTAGTAAAAAAACACCTGATAACAAAAATATTGGTAGCTGTGGTGCTCCAATCGATTTTACACAAAGTAAATTATTTGAAAATAAATATTTTAGTGGTATGTTTAAATATGGTTTCCCTTATTCAATGGAAAGTAAAGAAGATACATTTGGCGGAATCGTATCTAATTGGTTTGTAAATAAGGTTAAATATTCATATGTTTGGTTAAGACAAGTAATCAAAGTTATTATAGAATTTACTGGGTCAACTTGTGCTATGGTTCCTGATTCTATGAGGTCAATAGTTCCATTCATAGTAGGTCCAATGGCAATAGGACTTATCATGTTTATAGTTTCAATGTGGTGGATACCAACAATGGTTAGTATTTTTTGGAATGAAAATCAAGATTTGGGTATGTTCATTTCAATCATTGGTCTATTCTTTGGTTGGACATGGTTTCTTCCAATTATGTTATCATTTATTCAAATGATTGGTGTTATGTTTAGTTTCATATTAATCCCCCCAATGTTGAATGGTAAGAAAATAATGGAAATAATGGGAGAAAAATTTAATAGTTATTACTTGACAGTATTATTTTTGATACTAATAATAGTAGCAGCATTTACAAATTTAAATCCGATTATAGCAGTTGTTATGGCCTTAGTATTTGCCAAGCATTTAATTCCACCAGGTATGAATCCATTTGATAAAAAGACAGCCCCTGATTCAACTACATAATTATAATAATAAATGTAATAATTATAATAATAAATGTAATAATTATAATATAATATAAATAGTATTTTAAATATATTATATTAATGGGTAAGAATAATAAGAATAATAAGAATAATAAGAAGAACAATAAAAAGAAGAACAATCAAAATACATCTAATAGTCAAAATACATCTAATAGTCAAAATACAACAATCGATGTGGAGAAATATCCATTTGTAAGTGTTTGTACTCCAACTTTTAATCGTCGTCCATTTATTGAAGGAATGTTAAAATGTTTTAATCATCAAGATTACCCAAAAGATCGTATGGAATGGATTATTATAGATGACGGAACTGATAAAATTGAAGAATTAGTTATTAATCATCCAAATGTTAAATATTTTAAATATGATACAAAAATGAAACTAGGAAGAAAAAGAAATTTGTTACATGAAAAGAGTAAGGGAGATATCATTGTATATATGGATGATGATGACTACTACCCTCCACAGCGAGTGAGTCATGCGGTTCAGAAACTTCAGGAACACCCTGAAGCATTATGTGCTGGTTCTAGTGAGATATATATATATTTCAAGCATATTCAAAAAATGTATCAATTTGGACCATATGGACCTAATCATGCTACTGCTGGAACATTTGCCTTTAAAAGAAAGTTGATTGAAAATAGATATGATGACGAAGCTTGTTTGGCCGAAGAAAAATCATTTTTAAAGGATTATACGGTTCCGTTTGTTCAACTAGACCCCAAAAAAGTAATTTTGGTATTTTCACACGAACATAATACATTTGATAAACGAAAACTATTAGATAATCCTCACCCAAATTTTGTTAAAGAATCGACTAAAACAGTAGATGAATTTGTTAAAGAGAAAGAACTAAAAGAATTTTATATGAATATAGATTCATTACTTCAATATTATAGTCCAGGTAAACCAATTATGAAACCGGATGTGTTAGAACAAATGGTAAAAATAGAAGAAACTAGAAGAAAGCATGCTGAACAAATGGCTCAAAATAATGGAAATGGTGGACAGATATTGATTCAACAAGATGGTAAAGACCCAATTGCTTTAAATAATAACCAGATTGTTGAATTGATGAAACAACAACAAGGACAATTACAACAACAAGGAGGACAATTACAACAGATTAAACAAGCCTATGAACAACTTGCTAGAGAGAATATGGAGCTTAAAAAACAGTTACAAGATCAAATGGATAATATTACCCAATTACAAAAAATAAATACCCAATTAATTTTAAGAAATGTAAATGGTGAATCATCTTAAATTATTATTAACATTAAATATTAATAATAATTAACTAACACTATCGTTATCAACTATATAATCATAACAGTTTTCACAATATGATTTATTATAATTATTATTAGAGCATTCATTACAAATATAAATATAACACTTATCACAATTTCCATAAAAATTCTTTCTATCTATCCAACAATGACATTCATCACA